GGAGATGACTGGAGACTCGTGTGGAGGAAAGATGGAGTGTTGTTTTCCAACTCTCCAGATTTTCAATGCATGGATGGGTCAGTACACAAGCGAATAGCAGAGGAGTATGTTAATTATGTCGTGGCGTGTTTTGAAAAGAAGTGGGGTTCTAACAACTTTTGGAAGTTCATCGGCGAAATCTGGAAGAAACAATTGGTAGGTACAAAGTTCTATGTAGACGGCTCGCAACCATATGAGAACGATTCAGGTCTTCTCACTGGTTGTGTTGGAACAACAGGAGTGGACACATTCCTCTCGGCGACAGCTTTTGCTTGTCTCCTTGAGAAACGACACCACGGCCTAGATCTCATGGATACTGAGAAGGTGGGGGCGTTCCTACTTTCTGCATTCGGCCTAAAATTGAAAGGAACAACATACGAGTGGAACATAGTCCAAGAAGACTTAGACGAAGGAGAACAACCGAACACTCAAGAGTTCCTTGGAGTGCAGCTTAAAATGATACAAGGTGGAAGACAACTGGAGGCAATTCCCTATAAAGAGGAATCAGACCTGATTAGTTTGATTGCGAATGCCAGGGTGCCTGAAGAAATTAGAGACCAAAAGAAAACTACTGGTCGTGCTAGGTATCTTTTTGACTGTGCTCGAGGGTATATGATCACTGCTGCATTTCTGCATGAAAAGACCTGGAACATATGTTGCAGATTGATTGAAAACACCAATACAGAGATAATATGTATGCGTGTGCAGACTGGAAAGAAAGTGAATGGTGAGTACGTAGGTGACAGTCCGGAATTAAAGGAGTTGGCAGGAGAAGACTTTGAATGGCCTTCCAGCGATGGTTGGCCGAGTAGAGACTTCTGTATCGACGTTTACCTTTCTGAAGAAAATCGGAAAGGAGGAGCTTGGATAGACTGTGTACCCGCACTGCGAGAGAAGATGGATGAGGTGAGAAAGTTCAGGAGTCTGGCGAATGCTGTCAGGGTACCTGCGATGGTTGAAAAACCAACCACAGGGTCCTGGGCAGAAGAAACAGAGGCAGAACAGTCTCAACAAAAGGTCACCTTAGCAATAGATCGGAAAGTTGATCCTCAAATTGATCAGGAAGGATACGTAAGAGAGTTTTTGAGCGAGAAAACCCCATTAATGAAGCCGGCCAAGTTGCCGAAGGAGTTCGTGAAGTACAGCAAACACGTGCAGACGGTCCCCAAAGAGAAGAGAATAGAAAAGGCAGTGCCGGAAGGAGCAGAGCAGTTTCATCGGGAGTATGTGCCCCTTGTTACCAATCTGGCACCTGGGAAGTGCGCCGAAGTCTTGATATCGTTGGGCTGGAGACCAAGCCCTACCTCTTCCTATTGGGAGATGGGAGAGTTAGTTGCGGTTGATCCGCGGAACTGGACGAGGGCGGAGTTAGACCATCTGCCTGGCCAATCGAGTGGTGCAAAACCTAAATCGAAAGCACCAAAGGTAGTACAGAGAGAAGAATCCTGGGCGGAAGTTCCCTCAGAGATTGTTCTCTCTGACCGTGAAGCGGATGTAGTGAGTAAAGTGTCGTACTCATTTGTCAACGCGGGATACATCCTGAAAGTGGAGAACGAGGTAATAGGGATGTCACCTAATCCCTGGATAAAGGCCAAGGTTAGCTATCGTGGGACTGGAGTAACTGTCGGCGAAGGTTACGGAGTCAATAAAAACGCTGCAAAGATCGCAGTATTCGAGTTAATGTTAAAGAAAATAGAGGCAAGAGAAGATGATCCTACATCCAATTTACCAAATTTAAAAGAACAAGATGACAAAGAGCGAGAAACAGAGCAACAAACAACGCGAGAGGAGGCGGAAACAGAGGGAGAGGAGACGGATGAGGAACGAGATAATTCAGGAGATGCCCAAGCCACAGCGACAGGCGAGGAGAAACGGGGGAATTAAGAGAGGCTGCTTTGACGGCAATGACCTTATTTCCTCTGTAACTGTCCCCGCTAACGCTCAATCTGGCTTGGTCATTGCCCGGATTGATATCTGTCCCTCTAAATTTCCCGGAACGAGTTTGTGGAGACAAGCTCAACTGTATGCCAACTGGAAGCCCGCAAGGAAACTGAAGATTGTAGTTCAGCCTAGTGCTGGAACAACAACCAGTGGAAGCTACATTATGGGATGGACAATGGATTCAGGACTTGATATTCCATCTGGAGATAATGCTGTCAGAACTGTGGCGACATTTGAGAAGCGGCAAACTGCCAAAATATATGAAAAGAAGGAACTAAATATTCCGCTAAAAACTGTTCAGTCGCTTCTCTTTTGTGATGCCAGTAAGGAAGACTCAGACCAGGGAACCTTTTACCTGGTTCTGAGCTCTGGGATAGGTAATCTCACTGCAGGTAGTGTGGTGAGTTTCAATATCTACATCGATTACGATATAGATTTTGAAAATAGATTGGCAACACCCGACACGAGTGACACATTTATTTATCCAGACGATGGATTTCATGCCTATTTCACTGACAATGGAGATGGAGTTACAAAGCTTAGCCTTAAACATCAAGAAGGCCAGGCTCTTGTACCATTCCATCAGTCCTTACCAGAAGCTGTTTATCAGTTTATAGGTAAATCTCTGAAGTTCTGCAAGACTGGGCAAAACAGCGCCACTGCCACTGGCGTGGTTACCCATGCAGTGCGGATTAGAGGAAGGCCTGATGGTGCATTGTATGTCTTTGAAAACCTTACTAAAGCTAAGGCGTATGCAAACACCGGAGATGATGCCAATTGTATAACATATGTAGCGGCCGGACCGTGGGTAGAACCAACTGGAGCTGGTTTTAAACTCGTTTCCACATCTACTGCCCTTTATTCTAATCGTTTAAACTAGTGGAGACCCCCTCAGTACTAGCAACAGAGGATGGGAAGTTGCTGGAAGTTTTTAACAGAACAGATTTCGGCGTTATAGGTCTTCTATCCGACATTCGGTATTATCTGAAGAAGTTGGACGATCACTATGGCGAAACTGGATTCAAGGTCTGTGGACCCAGCCTTCCCCCCGTTGATGTTCTAGGAATCTAGGAGGTCGTAAAATTGGTAGACACAAATTTTGCTTTAAATTGAACCGGTGGATCGGTTCGCCATCTTATAAGTGGTCTTTCTTGGGGTTCGATTCCCCCCCTGCTCG